GGTTTCCGCGCACGAGCTCGCTGTAATCGCATGACCACACCACCAAACCAAACAAACAGAGACACTTGGAAAGGCCTTGAGCATGTAGGCATCAACGATGTGGCGCAGTTTCTGCAAGTATCGCAGACGGAGGCGCGCAACTTCTTGGCGCGCGTTCCAGTGGCCAAGGTGGGCTTGCGCGGCGCTCACTTATACAAGCCGCAAGATGTGCGCGATGCGCTGGAGGCACGCCAAACCGAAGCCGGCAACCAAGCGCTGCCAGGCACCAAGGAGTGGCATGAAGTTGAGAAGATACGCCGCCAGGTTGAAAAACTGGACGTTGAGCTTGAGGGAATGCGCGGCAAGGTGCTTGACCGCGAAGATGTGCGCGCTGGCGTGATGGCTATTTGCCAAGAGTTTGCCAAGCATTTGGATGAGCAAGAGGCCAAATTGCCGCCGCTTGTGGCCGGCCTAACGCCAACAGAAGCGCAGCCAATCATTGCCCAATATAACACCAAGGTAAGGGACGCCTTGAGCAGATATGCGGCGAATTATTAAAGAGTGCTGCAAGGTGGCATTTGCCGAGAAGGATGCCTCGACCATACCTGACTGGGCGCTTGAGCATGTGCGCCTCCGCGAATCGCCCTATGGCAACCAATTCCGCGCCAGCGAAACTCCTTGGCTAATTGAACCGCTGGCCGCCTTTGCCGACCCCAGCATTGAGGAGGTGGTGCTTAATTGTGCCGCCCAAACTGGCAAAACCGTCTCAATGCAGGTGGCCACCGCCTGGGCTATTGCCAACCACCCAGGGCCAACCATGACGGTCATGCAGGACGAAGATGCCGCCAAGGACTTTAGCAAGGAGCGGCTGATGCCAATGCTCGAATCATGCGCACCAATCCGCGAGCAATTTCCACGCGACCGCCACCGCAAAACCAATACAGAGCTTTTCCTTAACACCTGCACGCTCAAGCTTGGCGCCGCAAACAACAACTTTTTGCGCTCATGGTCAATCCGTTGGCTATTTGGCGATGAGGTTAGCGCCTGGCGGCCTGGTATGCTGGCAAGAGCTAGGGCAAGAACAACTCGCTATTGGAACCGCAAGCACTGGCTATCTAGCACGCCCGAAGAGGAGGGCAGTGATTTTGATGCGGCATTTCAAGCAGGCACCTGCGAGCACTGGCATTTGGTTTGCTTGGGATGCAACGAGCTATTTGCGCCGGCATTCTACGAGGTGGTGCGCTGGGATGCTAACGACACCACCAAACCAAACGGCTTATGGGATTATGAGCAGGTGGCCAAAACGGTGCGCATGGTTTGCCCGCATTGTGACCATGCCCATGAAAACACCGAGGCAAACTGGCGCGCCATGAGTCGCGGCGGCTACCAGGCCAGCAATGGCAACCCAACACCACGAGTGCGCTCGTTTTCATTCAATCAACTTGCATTGCCGCCATCAGTGATGCCATGGGCGGACCTAGTGGTTGATTTCCTGCGAGCAAAACAGCACGCCGCTGCCGGCTACATTCAGCCGCTTCGCGAATTTGTGACCCTGAGATTGGCAGAGCCCTGGAAGGCAACCAACCATGTCGACATCGAGAAGGTGGTGGTCAAGGACTATGAGCCAGGCGCCGAATGGGAAGACGAGGCAACGCGTTTTCTAACCGTAGACGTTCAAGCGTATCTTGAAGAGTTTTGGGCGGTGTGCCGCTCATGGTCAAAAACAGGCGGCAGCCGATTGCTGACATTCCGCCGCTTGACGTCATTTGATGAAATTGAGGCCATGCGCAAGGAATACAATGTGGCGCCTCAACGCACTTTTCTTGATGTTGGATACCAGCGCGCCAGGGTGTTGGCCGAGTGTGGCCGCTATGGCTGGATGGGTATGAGAGGCGAAGACGTCATTGATTACGCGCACAACATCAATGGCCACACAGTGCGGCGCATGTTCAGCAAACCAACACGCGTGAGCGCCACAGGGCGCACAGCGCCGCCAGTTTTCAGATGGTCAAACCCTACCACCAAGGACGTCTTGCAACTGCTAAAGAGCGGCAAAAGCCACCCATGGGAAGTGTGCGACTTGGGTGAGATGGCCGACGAATACGCCAAGCAGATTGATAGTGAACGCAAGCGCGAGGTGTTAGATAAGCACGGCCGCACAACCTTGCGCTGGATTTCATTCCGCGCCAACCACGCCTGGGATTGCGAGCTGATGCAGGTAGTTGCCGCCTCTATTGCCAAGCTATTTTCCACCGCTGATTGATAGCTAGGTGCGACACTTTGCCACTTATATATAGATGGCAAGTGACATAAGCGGATTTCTCCGACTTCAGTCTGACTCATGGTTAACAACCCTTCAACAGAGGGTTGCTGATGCCATATTGTCGGGCTCTGTTACCGTCTCTTTTTCAAATGCCAGCCAGAGCGGCACCCGTGAGCTCGTGATGCCCACCGACGAGCTTGCCGCACAACTCACCCCAATTTTAATCGAAAAAGGTCTCGTGACTGGCACTAAGCCAGCGCGCATGACTTTTGCACGTTTTTCTAGATGAGCGGCCTAGTAGACCACAACGGGCGCCCCATCGCCATTGAAACCGCGCCCAAAAAGCGCGCCAGCATAACTAGCCATTATCGCGGCACGGAATCAAACCGCTTCCGCACATCGCTGCCATATATTGTCAGCGATATTAGCAACACGCTAAACCGAGGCGCCAGGCGCCGGTTGATGGGATTTGCTCGATGGCTCTATACAAACAACGGCATGGTGCGCGGTGCGGTCAACGATGTCAGCCGCTATGCACTAGGCACTGGGCTCAAGCCTCAGAGCCAAGCAGGCGAAGCGAGCAAGGCATACGAGGACTATTTTGCTGAGTGGAGCAAAGTTTGCGATGTAGCAGGCCAATTTAATTTCGCCCAGATGCAGCGGCTTGCGTCCATCCGAATGGACGTTGATGGGGACATTGGATTCCTGATGGTTGGCCGCCAAGACGCGTTCCCCCAACTGCAACTTGTAGAATCTCACAACATCTTGAGCGAGGGGCCGCAATATTATGGCGAGGGCCATGATGGCGTCACCGTCTCACCCGCTGGCCGCCCTACCGCCTACACGGTCAAGGATGGCGATGATTACCGCTCAATAAGCGCCAACAATTTCATTTTGGTCTATGACCCTGACCGCGTTGCTCAACTGCGCGGAGTGTCAGCGCTGACCCATGCCATTGACCACATCAGGGACGCCATCGACATTCTGGAGTTTGAAAAGGTTGGCGTCAAAATGAATAGCGCCATTGGCATGGCCATCACCACCCAAGGCGGTATTGCTGATGATGGCACCAGCTTAATCGAGGACGGTTATGGCGCCGCTGATACTGGCACAGTTCCATGGGACACCTTCCAGGCCGGTATGGTGCCACGCCTCAAAATTGGTGAATCAATCGAAAGCTTTGCCAGCAACAAGCCATCGCCGGCATTTACTGGCTTCCTCGAATACCTGATTCGTGACGTGGCTTTGGGTCTTGGCGTGCCTTACGAATTCGTGGTGGAACCCTCAAAACAAGGAACCGCCTCAAGGTTCATCCTAGAAAAAGCCGCCCGCCGATTTGAAGAGCGCCAAGACCTTCTAACCTCTCGTTTTTGCAACCGCGTTTGGGGCTGGGTAATTGCACGCGGCATTAAGCGCGGCGACTTGCCGCCATCAGACAATTGGTGGCGCGTTAATTGGCAGGCACCCAAGAAAATCACCGTTGACCTTGGCCGCGAAGCACGCGCCAACCAGGACGCCATCAAGATGGGCCTTCGCACCATGCGCGAGGATGCAGGCGAACGCGGACACGATTGGCAAGAGATGCGCGACCAAGTAGAGCGCGAGGCAAGCGATTTGTTGAGCCGCGCCAAGCGCCTGGCTGATGAATACAGCGTCTCAATGGAAACCGCATTGCACCTACTGAGCCAGCGCACACCTAACCCTGTTTTTAATAATGAGAGCGACCCTGACGCATAAGTTGGCACACGAGCCATGGGCCATTCGCCCAGAATTTCACAGCACGCTTGTTGCTGCCGCTGAAGCGTATCACTACGACGAAGAGGACGGCGGGCCATACGAGCCACCAACGCCCGAAGAGGTAGACGGCATTGCAATCATCCACATCCATGGACCCTTGGGCAAAATGCTCACCGATTGGGAGCTCATGTTCGGGATGACGGATTACGACGACATTGCCACTCAATTGGCCGAGGCAGACGCCAACCCGAATGTAAACGCCATCTTGCTGCACATTGATTCACCTGGCGGCACCATCACTGGCTTGCCAGAGCTCGCCGCCAAAATGCGCCGCATTGAAAAGCCGCTTGTTGCTTACACGGAAGGCACTGCCGCAAGTGCGGCCTACTGGATAGCCAGCCAGGCCGACAATGTGTTGCTGAGTCAGAGCGCCGAAGTGGGCAGCGTTGGCGTATACATCGCATTGCTAGACCAAAGCGAATACCTCCGCAACCAAGGGCTGCGCGTCAACGCCATCGCCGCTGGCGACAACAAACTTGATTACGCCGATTTCAAGCCACTGAGCGACGAAGCGCGGGAGCGCTTGCAAGCCAACGTCAACAAATGGCACGAGCGATTTAAGGGCGATATCAACATCAAGCGAAACGTGCCAGACGCATCAATGACCGGCCAGGTATACGAGGGCATGGAAGCCATCGAGGCCGGCCTAGCAGATGGAGTCGTGGACGACCTAAAC